CATACTGCCAGCAGTCCCAATCCAGCAGCAGCCCTGCCCGGTAGCCGCCAGCAGTTAGCACTCACTCACTCGCCGAGCCGCACCAGTGCTAGGTGTAGCCGGCATCGAGCAGCAGGCAGGGGGGGGGGTATCGGGCTGGGCTGAGTGGAAGTTGTAGCACCCACCACCCCACACGAAAAGGGTAAAACGAGCCCACCAAGATTCACGAGAAGGGTAAAACTAGCTTTTTAGGAGAAGGGTAATTCCTGCTCTCTACCTCTCTACAGAGGACATCAATGCTCCTGTAGGAGTGGTTATACGGCTATAGTTATCGCGGATTTTGAAGAGCTTTGTGGTATATTTGAGATGAGGTTGATAAACTTTCCGTCGGGGAATACCCCAAACCTCATCTCAAAGCTCTGAAAGGAGGTTGATATGGTAGTAATGAAGGACTGGATGACTCCGCTGAAGGAGGATGTATTGGCTAGAGATGGCAAGTGTCGATCCTGTGGTGCGAAGGAGGATCTGCATATAAGGTGCGTTAGAGATTGGCACAGGAATCATATTGATTCGTGGATAACCTTATGTGATCCGTGTCGGACTAGAAGTTACGAGGAAGCAAGGAAAACGAAGATTGACGCCAAGAATCCACAAAAGAGGATCTTGTTCCGTAGAATCGAAGAGCTGATGGCCGAGGTTAAACAGTTACGGGAGGAATTGAAATGGACGAAAGACCTGTTGGCGAGGAAGTAGAGGCGAATACGTCAGGGGCAGATCTGCCAGAGTCTGAAGAGGACACCTTCCAATACAAGCAAACGAAGCGTGAAAAGGAAAGGGAGGAGAAAAGGATAGCCAACCGGAAGGCTCTGGAGAAAGAAAAGAAGAAAGTTGATCTGAAACCCGGACTAGCTAGACAGCCTATCAAGACCCCATTAGGTCAGAAACAGAGAATCCAACAGTTCAAGGAACAGTTACTGACGGATAGGAATGGTTCTGCCATTATCCAGAAGATCATAGAGGTCGCGCTTGATGATGAACATCAGGGGCAGATTGCGGCACTAAAGATCTGTATGGATAGGTTGCTTCCTGTAAGTATGTTTGAAGAGAAAAAGTTGGGCGGAGAGCGAGCAGCGATTCAGATAAATATCTCAGGAATAGGTGAGCCTGTATCAAGCCTCATTGATGCGGAGCGAGTAGAGGAGTAAAATGTAGGTAGCTAGGACAGGGTTTTGCAAGACCTTTCTATGACCGCGATCATGGATTACTAGCGACTTCTTAAATCTGCGCGGAGATAATCATGATTACTCAAGAATTGCTGCACGACCTATTTCACTACGATTGTGAGACTGGGTATTTGACTAGGAGGAGGTCCTCTGGTGGTCAAAATGTAGGTGCTATTGCTGGATGCCTTGCGCCAAACGGGTATAGAGTTGTAAGTGTTCTTGATCAAAGTCGTATGGAACATAGGATTATCTGGATGTATGTTCATGGTGAGTGGCCTGAAGAAATAGACCATATCAACCGGGACAGGGCTGACAATAGGATTTCAAACCTAAGAAGCGTACATCACTCAGTTAATCAGCAAAACATAGCCCATAAGCCATCAAATAATAAAACTGGCTTTGTTGGTGTTTCTTTCCGCGCAAAAGAAGGCAGGAAAAAGAAGTATGTAGCTGAGATAAAAAGGAATAAGTCTGTATTGTGGCGCGAGTACTTCCTTACTCCTGAGGAAGCAGCGGCTGCTTATGTAGCAAAAAAGAGGGAATTCCACCCTCACACACCACTTGGTACTCTCTAATGACACAGTTATCGTTCCAACTTCTCAAGTGGCAACGCGAGGTACTGAACTACAAAGCACGATTCAAGGTAGTCGTAGCGGGGAGGCGATGTGGTAAGTCCCGTCTGGCTGCGGTGAACCTACTATTAGAGGGATTGCAGTGTCCGCAAGGGTCAGCGGTCATGTACGTCGCGCCTACTATGGGTCAGGCTCGGGTGATTATCTGGGACTTGTTGATGAACCTAGGGCGTGATGTGATTGATTCCGCCCATGTAAATAACCTGGAAATCAAGCTAATAAACGGAATCACCATATACATTAGAGGGGCTGATAGACCGGATACTTTACGAGGCGTATCTCTAACCTTCGTGGTATTGGATGAATACGCCGATATGAAACCTGTAGTATGGGAGCAGATCATTCGAGCAGCACTGTCAGATCAGAAGGGAGACGCATTGTTTATCGGAACTCCTAAAGGGCGTAACCACTTCTATGATCTGTTCTTGATCGGGGATGAGGAGTCGGATAGTTATGATTCGGAGTACAAGAGTTGGCAATTAACTACGGCAGATAACGAGTTAATCGACCCAAAGGAAATCGAAGCCGCTAGAAGGACTCTATCCAGTTTCGCGTTTAACCAGGAGTACATGGCCTCCTTCAACAACGCAGGAACGGATCTGTTCAAGGAAGGATGGTTGAAGTACGGGAATGAACCGAGAGAAGGCTCTTACTATATGGCGTGTGACCTGGCGGGGTTTGAAGATGTCGCCGTCGCCAATACAGTAAGGAAGAAACGATTAGACCAAAGTGCCTTCGCTATAGTGAAAGTAACCGACGATGGTAAGTGGTTTGTAAGGAAAATCGAGTTCGGAAGGTGGGATGTTAGGGAAACTGCGGTCAGAATCCTGAAAAACTACCGGGAATTCAAACCATTGATGGTTGGAATCGAAAAAGGAACCACTTTTAACGCCGTAATGCCATATTTGACCGATTTGATGAGGAAAAATGGAGTTTATTTCCATATCCATCCACTAACTCACCAAAATCAGAAGAAAACCGACCGGATAGTGTGGGCATTACAAGGAATGTTCGAGCATGGACGTATAACTCTGAACTCGGAAGGTATGAAAGAACGAAATGGATGGCAGGAAGTGTTCAGGGATGAGTATCTTATGTTCCCGACGCCTAATGTTCACGACGATTGCTTCCCTGCGGATACATCAATCATCACTCTTGATAAGGTAAAGAGAATTGAGGATGTGACCACGGATGATTATGTCTTGACTAGGAATGGGTATCGGAAAGTATTGAAAGCATGGTGCAAGGGGAATAAGAAAGTAATCACAAAATACGGGATTACTGGAACTCCAGAGCACCGTGTTTGGACTGAAAACAGGTCGTGGGTAAGTCTTGACTCTTTGTGTGATACGGATATACTACTTGTATCACAACCAGTCGAGGTTACATCATGCGAGAAACAGTCGAATTCAATGGAAGAAGCTATCACAGATACCCAGAAGCAAAGCAAGGCAATCACCGGAAATACTACTCAAGCCATGATGCTTGGAGAAAAACACCAAGATTGCTCCATCGAGACATCTGGGAATTTCACAACGGGCCAATTCCAGAAGGACACCACATTCACCATTCTGACGGAGACTTCAACAACAACTCAGTTGAAAACCTTGTTTGCCTCTCATCAGCCGCGCATTATGTGGAGCATCGTGAGGAAAGTAGCAAAAGAGGTAAATCGGCAAAACAAGTGGCTCATCTCGCTACCATTCGGCCTCTTGCTAACCAATGGCACAAGACGGAAGAATGTAGAGCATGGGGCAGAGAGCATGCGAAAAAAACGCTACTCAGAGATTGGCCTGAAAAACGATGCGATGAATGCGGCTGCACTTTCAAGCCAAAAATATCTAGGCAAGTCTTGTGCGGTAGAAAGTGTGGAAACGACAGGCAAGCAAGGATTGCTAGAGAACGCCGTTCCAGTCTACGATCTGATGGTTGAAGGGGATCATGAGTTCTTCGCTGATGGGGTGTTAGTTCATAACTGCATCGAAAGTTTGGCTTACATTAACCAGATGGCGGTGACTAACTATGGTTCGGCGGATGTAGATGATGATATGTATGCCCCCATCGACCTCATCAGCGGTATATAGTGTCTATAGTTCCCTATATTTGCCTCTCTAAGGCTCACAATTTGACATAACGTAGCCTTGCCGGTATAACGTGACCTACTAACCGGAGGGCTAATCATGGGCTGCGGAAAGAAACACGGGCGCAAGCCGCCGAAGAGGTAATCAGCATGGGCATGTTTGAAGAAGTAGTGCAGATGCTTGAGGCTAGGAAGCGCAAGCAAGCAGCATCACTCAGCCCACTCGGTATTGAAAGAGAGCCTTTTGTTAGTGAGCATGCTTATTTTGCTGCTAACCCAAACGTAGCCGGAATGATGACTGAAGATCAAAAGGTTATACTTAGGTCAGACTTGCAAGGGCAAGCAAGGGATTCTGTAAGGCAGAATGAAATGGCAAGATTGCTGATGCAAGGTTACTCTCCTAGATCAAATCTAAATAGCAGCCAAGTAGCTCAGTTTCGTGGAACTCCTTACGAAAACGATAAAGTAAATGCTATGAGGTCTATTTTGGCTCGCGGATTATCCGGTGATCCATCTGCAAATATGGACTTTTCTCAAGATTCTGAGCTAAGGCGAATGAGAGAGGTGGGTGGAGGTCTTGGTGGATTTCAGCCACCGATTAGCCTAAGAGATACAACATTGGAACCTGAGTTGTTCCGAGACACAACTAGGTAAAGGTGGCAAGAATATGGCACAAGTACCCAAAGCAGAGACTCTTAACCCAGAGATCGACTTCCAGAACACCGGACAGGTGATCGACGTTGAAGAGGATAGCGAGGCTCCCCAGTTCTACGAGCCTACCGAGAACGACAAGAAGTTGGTACAGTTCATCGTAGATCACACTGATAAGTGGAGGGACTATAGAAATCAAAATTACCTTGATGATTATTTGCGTTATGAACGTATCTTCCGGGGGCAGTGGAAGGAAGAAGACAAGACTCGTCAATCGGAACGTAGCCGGGTAATCAGTCCTGCCACGCAACAGGCTATCGAGACTCGCCATGCTGAGATTATGGAAGCCATATTCGGACAAGGTGAGTTCTTCGACATCAAGGACGATCTCCAGGACAAGCAAAACGCTGACGTAGAGATGATTAAGCGTCAGTTGTACGAGGATTTCGGCAAGGATAAGATTAGAAAGTCCTTCGATTCTGTCGTACTGATGGCTGAAATCTACGGAATGGGCATTGGCGAGATCATCATTGGGTCGGAGAAGGTCTATCAGCCGATGCAGATGCCGATGCCGAACCAGCCACAGGTTCCAGGTCAGCAAATGGTGCAGATGGCTTATGGAGTTGGCGAAAAAGAGCGGATGTTCGTCAAGCTGAACCCGATCAACCCCAAAAACTTCTTGTGGGATCCAAACGGAACCGACATTGATGACTGTATGGGTGTTGCGGTAGAGCGTTATACCTCCAGTCACAAGGTTGCCAAGAGAATCTCCAGTGGTGAGTACAAGAACGTCGATATTGGCGACTTGTACAAGGACGATTCGCTGGAACCGACGCAGGAAGAGACTAATTTCGAGACTGACAAGGTACTTACACTGACTTACTATGGTCTTGTACCTAAGGAATACCTCCAGAACGAAGAGTTTGAAGACCTCTTTGAAGAAGAAAAAGAGTTAGCCGATGCCTTCGAAGACTATGAGGATATGGTCGAGGCAATCGTGGTTATCGGGAATGGTTCTGTACTCCTGAAGGCCGTCGAATCGCCCTACATGATGAAAGACCGTCCGATCCTGAGTTATCAGGCGGATACCGTGCCAAACAGACTGCCTGGACGTGGAACTGCCGAGAAAGCATTCAACATGCAGATGGCGGTTGATGGCTCGATGCGTAGTCACCTTGACGCTTTAGCCCTGACAGTCCATCCGATGATGGCGATGGACGCAACGAGACTTCCGAGGGGTGCCAAGTTTGAGGTTAAGCCCGGCAAAGCCTTCATGACCAACGGCAATCCGAACGAGATCCTGTTCCCGTTCAAGTTTGGTCAGTCTGACGGCGCTGCAATGCAGACATCCAAAGAGTTCGAGCGCATGTTGCTGATGGCGACTGCGACGATGGACTCTAACGGCATGATCGAGAAGGTTGCTCGGGATACTTCCGGTCTGGATATGGCTACGGCCACCTTGATTAAGAAGTACAAGCGTACCCTAGTGAATTTCCAAGAGGATTTCCTGATCCCGTTCGTCTATAAGGCGGCGTATCGGTACATGCAGTTTGACCCTGACCGTTATCCGTCCGTGGATGTGAAATTCTGCCCGACGGGGACATTGGGGATCATTGCTCGCGAGTATGAAACGAAGCAACTCGCCTTCCTCATGCAAACTTTGGGGGCGCAATCTCCGCTAACGCCGATTCTGATGCAGGGAATCCTAAAGAACTCGTCTATTGCTAACCGCGAGGAGATGTTGGCTGAAATGGCTAAGATGTCCCAACCTAATCCTGAGCAACAGCAAATGCAGCAGATGGCTGTTCAGTTGGATGGCGCATTGAAGCAGGCTGAAGTCCAGTTGAAGAACGCTCAATCCATGAAGGCTCAGGCGGATGCTCAGAAGGCTCAGGTGGAAGCTCAACTTGCACCGGACGAGATGAAGGCGCGAATCATTGCTGCGGTGTCAAACAACCTTGACGAGGATCAGGAAGGCGTCGACTTTGAGCGCCGGATGAAGTTGGCTGATTTGCTCCTCAAGGAGAAGGACATAGACTCCAACGAGCGTATCGCTAAAATGCAGGTAGATTCAAAGAAGCAATCCGACTACGTTAACGCAGTAAAGAATTCCATTCAGTAATTAGGAGATCCATATCATGGCTTACTTTGACAACCTGACCACTACGCAAGTAGCGGCACTCTCGACAACTGCTATTAGCGCATTGACCGCCACAGATCTGGCGAGTATGACTACGGCGCAAGCCCCTGCCCTGACTACGGCACAGATCGTTGTTCTGACTACCACGGCGATACCAGGCTTCACTACCAGCGTCATAGCTGCGTTGGAGACTTCCGATGTGGCGGCATTCACCACAGCACAAGTCCCGTCGATTGAAACCTCAGACATTGCTGCGCTTACTACTACGCAAGTAGCGGTACTGACTACTGCCCAGATCTCTGTTCTCACAACGGATCAGGTAGCGGCGATTGAATCCAGCGACATCGCCGTATTGAGTACAACGCAGTTTGCAACGCTGAGTACAACGCAACTTGCTGCGCTTGTTTCTGGACAGATTCCGGCCCTGACAACCACCAATCTAGGAACTCTGACAACTACAGAGATTGGCGTTTTGTCGAATGCTGACATTGCGGCATTGAACTCGACCCAACTCGGCGCTTTGACTACCACGCAGATTGGCGGCTTCAGTACAGCACAGATTGGCGCGATTGCCGCCTTGTCTGTTCCTTACGGGAATGTTGAACTGGGCGGCGTCAATCCGGCCAAGGCGATTATCCCGACTACGCCAATGCAGCTTGCTATCCCAACAGGTACGACATGGAGTTCAGGGATACAGACGATGGGGGATTACAACTCTCTCGTGGTTGGTATCCTGGCTGACCGTGCTCTTACCGTTACTGTTCAGCGATACTTGGACAAGGCCGGTCTGTTGCCGGTAGGCGCAAGTGGATGGCTTATTTCTACGGCAAACGTTGCCGGATATACCTCCGCGCTGTCCACCAACATCCCTGCGATGTTTTATAAGGTGACAGTAGCCAATGCTTCTGGTGCGACGGCGATTGTAAGCCAGTTCGCCATTGCCGTGCAGTCGAACTAAGGAGAACACCATGATCGTCACATTACAAAGCGCCGCTACAACTACAGCTACTGGAACCGGGGTTGGTATGGCGACCAACAACCGAATCTCGGAGAGTTTGAGGACATTCCAATCTACGGGAACAACCTCCGCAGGTTCTGGCGCCGCTACGGTTCTAATCGAGGTCAGCAACGATAACGTGGTTTGGCTCACGCTCGGCACGATCACGCTGACGCTCGGCACCTCGGCAACGTCGGATGGCTTTGCATCGAATGCTCCTTGGGGCAATGTCCGCGCACGGGTCAGCTCCATCAGCGGCACAAATGCGTCGGTCACTACGACTATGGGATTGATTTCAAAATGACTGTCTCAGTCAATGAGGTAATTGCCAACGGCCTCAACACCCGCCTATCGCCCCTAGCGATGGGGTCGGTGTATGGCAACGCTGGACTAGCTGCCGATCCCGGTGTGCCTAGTTTGGCGCTGGACTTCTCGCAGCCGTTGCCGTCGAGTGTCACCTTCACCCGCGCTGATGCTTCCACCTGCGCGACGTACTTCGACAGTAATGGTGTGCTGCGTACTGCGGCTGCGAACATTCCACGTATCGACTACGACCCAAGTACAGGAGTGTGCAAGGGGTTGTTGATTGAGGAGGCGCGAACAAACCTGCTGTTGAATAGCCTTGCAGATGGCACAAACCTAGCAACGCAATCGGTGACTACAGCAGCGACTCCGTACACTCTGTCGTTCTTTGGAACTGGTACGGTGACTTTGACTGGGACATCCACAGCAGGGCCGCTTACTGGAACTAGTGCAACGACGAAGGTTTCGCTGACATTCACACCTACTGCTGGATCATTGACGCTGACTGTTTCTGGAACGGTGAAATGGGCAAACCTTGAAGCTGGAAGTTTTGCTACTTCACATATTGTCACAGATGGATCTACCAGAACCCGCGCTGCCGATGTGTGCAGCATGACGGGGACGAACTTCTCCAGGTGGTTTAATGCGACGGAGGGTACGATAGTTAGCGAGCAATCATTCGGTTTCGTACCTTCGGCTGTTCAGTACCCTGCCTCTTGGTCAATAGGTGCAGGATCTAATGCTGAAAGTTACCAATGCTATCTGACCAGTACTTCAGCAATGATTGTTGAGGTGCGCGATGGTTCAGTTGCTCAGGCTGCGCTTGGTAGGGCTGACCCGTCGCCAAATAAACTCGCCTTTGCTTACAAGGTAAATGATCTTGCATTAAGCGTCGATGGGAGTGCGTTAAGTACGGACGCAACAGCAACGCTACCGTCTCCGGATCGTATTCAGTTCGGGGCCAGTGCTGGAGGCTCGACGAATCTAAATGGATGGGTGCGGGGATTCCGCTATTTCCCCAAGCGCCTAAGCGATGCCCAACTCAAAAGTTTGACCCTATGACCGCCTATCTCGTCTGTCTCGCAATCATTCTGGCTTTTAATCGAGGGGCGCACTTGTGAAGAAGCTAGGACAGTCTGCTATAGGAACCGGGGCGACGATATACACCGTCCCTACAGGGTATCGAACTGATGTAGTGGACATCAACATCGCCAATACCACTGCGGGAGCCTTGTCGGTTTCGATATACCTTGTCCCCTCTGGCGGGAGTCATACCACAAGCAATATGCTATTCCCCGCAGTCAGTGTTCCGGCGAATACCCTGGTTCAATGGACTGGGTTGCAGGTATTGAATACGGGGGATTTTATTTACGGGGTAGGGTCAGGATCTGGAGTTACCGTTACCGTAAGTGGAGATGAGATGCGGGGGATTCGATGATTACAAGATACCCCCCACTGGGAGCAACGGCCTCTGATCCAGTAAACGTCACCGGGCCTTTGACGGATGCTCAATTGCGAGCGAGCAACCTCAATATGCAGTTTGGGGACAGCCCCTCGATTGGCCCGTTCGGATGGTTGAGAACCGCCAGTCCTGCGTATGTGTTTGACTCCCAGCTTACCTACGACCTTCAACCTCTGTTGTTCGAGCAGGTAACGAGTGGGTCTGGGGCTTCCATCGCCCACAGCAGTACGAACCGAAATGCAGTGCTGACATTCAGCAGTACCCCGACAGGCGGGAAGTGCTACATGCAGCAGTATGAGCATAACCGCTACCAGCCGGGGAGAGGGCAGGCAGCGTTCGTCACCGGGAATTTCATCGAACACACAGCGAATTGTCTCAAGTGGCTGAAGTATGGCGTTGGTGAAAACGGGAACGGGGTTGCTCTGGAATCCAACGGCACGGGGTATCAGGTCACGCTGTATTCAGATACGGATGAAGGCGATCAAACTGTCCTGAGAGCGAACTGGGATGATCCGTTGGATGGTACGGGAGCAAGCGGGATAACCCTCCAAGTCTCAAAGGGGGTCATCTTCTTCCTCGATCTTCAATCCCTATACTACGGGCGGGTTCGCTGCTGCGTGGATATTGCCGGGGTGGCGACTTGCTTCCACGAATTCAAGAACGCCAACGTCCTCGCTAAACCGTACATCCAGACCGCGAACCTTCCGATCTCGGCAGGGATGACCTGTACGGGAACCGTCAGCACCACGATGGAATTCACCTGCTGTTCGGTGGTGAGTGAAGGTGGGCAGGAAGATGTTGGTGGATTCCACTTCTCGGCAGAAGGCACGGTTACTGCGGGTAGCGGGGCGCAGACTCACATCCTGTCAGTTCGCCCGAAAACGACGTTCAACTCCATCATCAACCGTAGCAAGTTCGTCTTTGAAAATATCGAATTGCTGGTGACGGGAATCAACCCGGTGAAATGGGATTTGTGCCTTGGTCAGGCGATTAGCGGGACAACGTCATTCAATAACGTCAATGCAACCTATAGCGCGTTTGAATACAACACCGCAGGGACAATCAGCGGCTCCCCGGCACTCATCATTGACTCGGGGTATGTGGCAGCAAGCGCATCAGTTAAAGGCACGACGAACTCCTCCTCACCCATGAAATACCCGATCACGCTTGACGCAGCCGGTGCGGTACGTTCGATGGGAACTTTGACACTGTTGGTCACCGGAATCGGGGGTACTTCAGCCTGTCGTGCGGTGATGAATTGGAAGGAGTTGAGATAGCTATGGATAATGCTCTAAGGCGATACTACGAAGACCGCTTCACCATGTGTTCCACCGATGGGTGGCGGGATCTCATGGATGACGTTGAGGCAATGGTTCAGTCAACTGATACGACCAGTGGAATCACGGATCTTCGCCAGTTGGGAATTAAGCAGGGCGAGATCAACATCATGAAATGGTTGTTGTCTCTTCAAGAGATTTCCGAGCAAGCATACAAGGAGCTACAAAATGGGGCGGCTGATGCGTGACTTTTACTGTGAAGATTGCGGCAATGCGGAAGAACGGTTTGTGGATGTCTCCACAGAATCCTACCCCTGCAAGTGTTCCGGTGAGATGGTTCGCAGGGTAGGTATGCCTACGGTGAAGTTGGAAGGGATAACGGGTGCATTCCCCGGAGCCTATGAGAAATGGGCAAAGGTACGGGAAGACAACGCAAGGATTAAGGCTCGGAAGGAGCAATGAGGTAACACATAATGGACATCGCAAAACTTCGTGAGTTAATGCTTGCTAACCGTCGTGCTGGTGGAATCATGGATCAGTACGAAGGTAGGGAGTTTGTCCAGCAGAATTCTCCAGAGGAAATGCAGAGTAGGGCTACTGGATTGCTAGGGCTTACTCCGGTGGTTGGTGATGCCATGAGTGCTTACGAAGGTGTGCAGGCCGCTAGGCAAGGTGATTGGATGGGCGCTGGATTGGGGGCTTTGGGGGCGTTGCCGTTTGTGCCAGCTATGGGTGGTGCAATTAAATATCACGGGTCAAGATCTTCAGCCCCATTTGATGTTTTTAACACAAAAAGCAACTCAATAAACTCTACAACTTTAGGTGATGTTGAAACTGTAAGGCATGGAGCTTTTGTTTCTGATAAGCCTGCATTTGCGGAGCAGTTTGGTGAAGTAAGTAAGTGGGATGTAAAGCCTAAAAAAACAGCAGTCATCAATGATGATCTCAAAGCAAGGTTTCTTGATACATTAAGCCCATTTGATGAAAGAGATCTATGGTTGCAAGCGAAGTATTCCAGAGAGCCGTGGGGGATGTTTGAAGGTGATCTTGGTGAAAGGTTTTCTCAATGGTTAAAGTATCAAGGGTTCGATAGTGCAAAATTCAAAGAATACACTTCAAATAAAGTGGGGAAAGAAATTGGTGGAACAACTACTGTAATTTTAGATCCCTCAATAGCAAGGCGAATTAAAAATTAACGACAATAAGTGTAATATTAAACCATAGTGTGAATTGAATTATTATTATCCAGATAGTGTTCATCTAAACCCTCTTTCACATCAAAAAGTCGGCGTTGGTGATACGGCACTCTAAGCCACATCAGGCGTAAATAACAATCAGACTTGCTTATACATCAGGCAGAAAACAATCAGTATTTGACATAACATGGAAATCGTATATATTTGCTTATACATTGGTCAGCAAATCATAAGAAACGGTTATGAACTGACTGTTTGAACAACCTGCAACCCTTAATGGACAGGAGATTGAAGATGGCTGAAATGCAGGATTTGGAAGTTGATACCGCCTCTGAACTCGGTGAGATCGAAGCAGTAGAGCAGCAGCAGGAAGCGCGTCAGCAAGTCATTGAGGACGTAATCCCTGATCGCTACAAGGGCAAGAGTATTGCCGATATTGCCAAGATGCACCAGGAGGCTGAGAAGATCATCTCTCGGCAAGGTCAGGAGGTAGGTGAGATCCGCAAACTGGCGGATGAGCTTATCAAGTCACAACTGCAACCGAAGCCAAAGGAACCAGAGCCGGTTAAGGAAGTAGATTTCTTTGAGAACCCGCAAGAGGCAGTTCGACGTGCTGTAGAGTCAAGTCCGGATGTGCAAGCAGCCAAGCAGTACGCTGTTCAAGCACAACAGGAGATGGCGAAGCAGAAGTTGTATCAGGCGCACCCTGACACGAATCAGATTGTTGCAGACCCTGCGTTTCAGCAGTGGGTGGCAGCAAGCCCGGTCAGGCAGCAACTGTTACAGGCAGCAGATCAGCGTTATGACCTGAATGCTGCACACGAACTCCTCTCGACGTACAAGGAGATCCGTAACATCAGGGCGCAGCAGCAAGTGACTCAGGCAACGGAAGTTGAAAAGACTGCCCGTACTCAAGCCTTGAAGTCAGCTTCTGTAGATTCCGGTGGTACGGGGGAATCCGGGACTAAGGTGTATCGAAGAGCCGACCTTATCAGACTCAAAATGACAGATCCTTCGCGGTATGAGTCCATGAATGATGAGATTCTTCTGGCTTATGCTCAAGGACGAGTCCGTTAATCTTTTTCTCAATTAAGGAGCAATATCATGGGCTTAGGCACTAATAACACCACCGTCACCACTAGTGATAAATTTATTCCTGACATTTGGTCTGACGAGGTACTAGCTCGCTACAAGCAAGCACTCGTCCTCGGCAACCTCGTCACCAAGGTCAATTTCAAGGGCAAGAAGGGCGATACGCTTCACCTGCCGGTTCCGGCTCGCGGCACTCCCTCGGCTAAGGCTGCAAACACGCAAGTCACCCTGATTGCGGATACGGCGACCGAAGTCCTCGTCGTGGTCAACAAGCACTACGAGTACTCGAAGCTGTACGAAGACATCGCTGAGATGCAGTCGCTTTCGTCCATGCGTAAGTTCTACACGGATGACGGTGGCTACGCGCTGGCGAAGCAGGTGGATCAGGACATCGCTCTGATGGCCCACTACTTCCAGTCGGGTAATACGACTCCTTCGACTACCAACGTCTGGAATACGGCTGTAATCGGTGGTGATGGTTCGACTGCCTTCGCCGAAGCCTCTAGTGGTAACGGTACTGCTCTTACTGATGCTGGTCTTCGCAAGATGATCCAGACTCTGGAAGATGCCGACATTCCGTCGAACGAGTTGAAGTTCGTCATCCCCCCGGTTGAAATGAATGTTCTTCGTTCGATCAGCCGCTTCACTGAGCAAGCCTTCGTTGGTAATGGTAACGCTCTGAAGACCGGCATGATGGGCAACCTGTACGGCGTCGAGGTGTTCGTTTCGTCTAACTGCCCGTGGCTGCATGTGAATAACAACAACAGCAATGAGATCGCTACCAACTTCTCTAGCACGACGCTTGCCGGTGCTTACACCGATGCGTTTGGCCTGTCTGTTGACTTCACGTCGGATACGGATACCAAGTATCGTGTTTGTACCCTGATGCACAAGGATGGTATCGCACTGGCAGAACAGCAGTCGATCCGCACCCAGGCTCAGTACAAGCAAGAGTACCTTGGCACGTTGGTAACGACTGACTCGGTGTATGGCGTGAAGAACCTGCGGACATATGCTGGAATATGTTGCGTGGTTCCTTCTTGACCGTAGCGTAAGTTTCCTCTATATTGGTTCCGTAATTGTTACCAATATAGGGGAAGCAAATGACTATTGTTTGGGATAAAGAAGCGAGGCGATTGTGGGCTATCCAATATCGTAAGGATAACGCTGAGAAGCTAAAGCAGCGGCATCTTGATAGGATGGCTAACGATCCTGAGTATGTTTCTAGGTATAAGGCAAAAGTTGAAAAGCGCAGGCTGAAATACCAAGAGTCGCATAAAGATGAGGCAGAGGCTAGGAAGCAGTTAAGAGCAAGTCTTGCTGAATCTAAGAAAGTTATTGCGGCTCAAAAGGCTGTTGAAAGAGCAAGGGCAAAGCGCGCTAATCTTTCTGATGAGGATAGGTTAAAGCGGAATGAATACGCAAGACACTGGCGAAACTTAAACAAGGATAGAATTAACTCCGAGAATAGGGATAAGCTAAGGACCAATGCTGAACATGCTGAGAAGTTACGTGAAAGAGATCGCCTTCGTTATGCACAAGATCCAGAAGGTCATCGAAATACGATGCTTACTTCAAAGTATGGGATATCGCTTGCTGAGTACCAAAGGATGTACGCTGAGCAAAATGGCAGATGCTTGATTTGTGGTAATGAAAAGCCTCCGCAAGGTAAGTCTGGTTTGGTAGTAGATCATTGCCATAAAGACGGTCATGTTCGAGGTCTTTTATGCACCTTCTGCAACAAAGGAATTGGTCTTATGCAAGATAGTATCGAAAATCTTCAACGCGCAATTCAATACTTGAAAGGATAAATCATGGCAGTTACAGTTACGCAGTCGAAGCAGCAGTTGCAGGGCATGTTCAACGAAATGTGGCTGGTGAAGGATGATGCGTGTAATTTTGGTGACGCAGCTACCGGATCTGGCACTTTCGCCTCGGTGGACATTACCGTCCCCGGCGTTGCGCTCGGTGATGTGGTTGGTGGTATCGCGGTGGGAGTTGATACGGTGGATGCGGTAATCGGTGGCGCTGTTACGACAGCCAATACGGTTACGCTTACTCTACTGAACAATACCGCTGGCGCAGTCGACCTCGCATCGACCACCTGCCGTTTCTGGGTCGGTCGCCCGAATTGGTAAGCAAGTTGTAAGCAATACGACCCTCGCCCTAAAAAGCGGGGGTTTTCTTTTTGAGGATTTGACATAACATGCCAACAGTGTTCAAATGCCGCAGGTCGGGGAACTTCGTTACCTTCACGCTAGAAGGTGACATAGCCGGGATGAGAAATCATGAAGGTTATATTGAGATGACTCCTGAGATGACCCCGATTCCCAAAGAACCAGAGAAACAGGCGCAACCTATCATGGTCGTGCCTAAACGTGGTCGTCCACGTAAGGGGTAAGTTATGTTTGATGCGAACGCATATTTAGAAGCTAACCCTGACCTGTTATGGGCATGGAATCAAGGTGGTGATGCGTATATTGACCCCAATGACCGAAGGATAGGATTGGCTGGATGGGCTGAGAAGCATTACAACCTCTATGGCCGGAATGAAGGTAGGCCGTCTGGGGTGACTACTCCACAGCCTGATTCACAATCTGGAATGCTTGAGGTGGGGAAAACGCTAACCGCAGATCAGATGAAGTCCATATTCGCATCCAATCCTCTTGCGGGGCAATGGGGGTTAGTTGATGCTAATGGGCAGAGTACTGTTGGATCTGAAGAGTATCGGTTAAACAATCCTCAACCGCTTGTAACAATGACGCCTGATGGCAAGGCCGTAACCATTAGTCCATCCGGCGAAATTCAAGACATTAAAGACTTCGGAAGCGTAGGGAATTATCAGCAAATTGCACAGAATTCTGATGATTCTTGGGGCGGAATGTTCAAGGATGCGGCAGTTCGCGGCGTAACTCAAGTCCTTCCCATGGCGCTTGGGATGAATGCTGCTGCTGGCGCATTAGGTGCCGGGTATGCCGCTGAAATCGCCGCTATGGACGCTGCTATGGGGGCTGGAGCTAGTGGGCTTTCTGCCGATGCCGCTGCTGCCGCTGCGTTTGAAGCTGCCGGTGGAGTTTCCGGTGGTGCTGCTGCTGTGAATGCCGCAAATACCGCTTATGTTGCTGCTGGTGGTACTGGAATGTTGGGTGGAATGGCTGCCGCACCTGCTACTGGAAGTCTTGGCGGCATATTCGGTGCAAATGCTGCTGCCAATGCTGCCGGTACTGCGGCTGGAACTGCGGCTGCGACGGGTGCTGCTGCAGGCGCAGGATCCGGCCTTCTCGGTGCAATTACCGGCGCTACCGGGCTAACAGGTGGGCAGTTACTCGGTACTGGGGCAAATCTCCTTGGTACTTATCTCCAGAATGAGACTAACAAGGATATTGCAGATCAAAACGCTGCATTGGCACGCGAGGCGGCTGAAGCGGCAAAGTTTAAGCCTGTCGGTGTGACCACTCGATTCGGTTCTTCAAACTTTGGCTATGACGCAAATGGACGATTGACCTCTGCTGGCTACACGCTTGATCCCTCCTTGAAGGCTATCCAAGATCGTCAGATGGGTATGCTTCCTGGCCTTCAGGATCAGTATGAGCAGACCACTGCATTAGGTCGCGGATACCTTGCCACAACGCCACAGCAGCAAGCGCAGAAGTACATGCAGGAGCAGTTGGCCCTTGTAAATCCTGCGCGTGAGGCCGGGCTTTCACAGATCCAGAACAAACTGGCTCAACAGGGTAGGTTGGGATTATCCACAGGCGGAACATCGACTACGATGGCAACCAACCCTGAGATGGCGGCGTACCAGAATGCCATTCAGCAGGAGAATCTACGATTGGCTGCACAATCAACCCAAGGCGGGATGGATTACGCCAACTTTGGATTGGGATTGATGAGTCAGGCCAACAAGCCATTGCAGACTGCACTAGGTTCCGCACAGTATCTTGAGGGGATGGGGCAGGGCGCTATGGATCTTGGGACTTCGCTAGGCGCTCAAGTTTCCACGTCAGGGGCGAATGCCGGTCGGATGGGATTGAGTGCGCAGCAGGATGCTCAGGTGAATCCATGGGCGAAAGGGTTGATTGGATTCGGCGCAGATCAAGCGGCCAGCAATAGGCTTCAGCAATTGGCCGGGCTGTTTGGCGGAACTCAAGCAACTACGCAAAATCCCTATGTACCTGCTGGAACGTATGGGACGGGCAATGATGCAAATCAGTACAACTTTGGCGTAGGCCAGCCAAACAATTCTATTTGGAATTGGTAAGGAATAGACATGGCACAAAGCATACTTTCCGGATTGTTTGGCCCCTCGCCGGAGGAATTGGCTCAGAGTATTGCCTCTGAACAGGATGGGCGTAACTTCAAGATTGCTCAGATGGGGCCGCAGGTTCTTGCCGGGTATGGAGCGGCGAATGTTGGTTCTGGACTTAGCGGGATGCTGAATAGTGCAATGGGGGTTGTGGATCCTCGCGTAGCCCAAGCACAGCAACGTCAGCAGGCACTCGGTGGAGCCAAGTTGGATACTCCGGCTGACATCCGAGCTACGGCAGATCGCTTCCGGCAGATGGGTGATATGAAAACTGCTTTCGGACTGGTTGAGTACGCGAAGAAGATGGAGAATGAAGCACTTAAGCAGGGGATGGAGGCTAGGAAAACCGCATTGAATGAGCGCAAGCAAGATTTCCAAGAGCAGCAGATGCTGGAGTTGAAGCGCGACCAGCTACAGGCACAAGTCGATAAGAATAACGCAGTCATCCGCAGTGCTGATGCAACTCTTGAAGAGCGCAAAAGGGCTAACCAAGCGAATGAAGAGATACGTCGTCAGCAATTACAGGTTACTTCAATGTTGGGGCAGATGGCTGATGAAACCCGTAGGCTTGGGTTGAGCATGAAAGAAAGCCAAACCGCTGCTGGGAACAAGCCTCCTGCTGGATATCGTTGGACTGCAAATGGCGACTTGGAGCGCATTCCCGGTGGCCCTGCCGATTTGAAGGCGCAAGCCGCTGATGAGGCAAAAGCAGCAGGTAAGGGTGGGTTGGACTCCGCTATCGCAACATTACGTGACGCATATAACAGGCTTGAAGAAGGTGGCGGAATAACTAGCACCAATGCTCCAATAATGAGCAATGTTGGCGCTTCAATATCCGCATCTCCAATAGGGCAGTTAGCAGGTAAAGCAGTTGGATCGAAGAATCAAAGTGCAAGAAACGATATTGCCATGACTCGCCCTGCACTTCTAGCGGCTCTAATGAAGGCAACTGGGATGTCTGCAAAGCAGATTGACTCTAATGCTGAATTGAAATTGTGGCTTTCTACTGCCACAGACCCAACGCTTGATGTCGAATCGAATCGCCGCGCCTTGGATTCTATTGAGCAGCGATACATGTCTGCACCAAAACCAACTCAAACTGGTGGTGGCGATTTGGCAGCAGCAGCAAGGGCTGAAATAGAGCGGCGTAAAGGGGCAAAATAATGGCGCTTGATTTGTCCAAACTGTCAGATCAGGATCTTGAGGCGATTGCATCTGGTGACATGAGTCGAGTGTCAGATGTTGGATTGCAATCTATTGCAGGTGACGCCGCCCCACCAGCGCCGACCTCTACAACCACAAAGAAGAAGGATGATCGTGGAGTAATGGGTGGGATTGCTGACTTCATGGCTGGAGCCGCATCATTGCCTGCTGGCGCGGTAAATATGGTCAGCCGTAGATTAGGGTACGGTGATGCCATTGATACCTCCATTGCTCGTGGCATACCGGTTGATAAGGAGTCTTGGTCGTATCTTGGGGGGCAGATTGCAGATCCTGCTGCTATGGCGGTTGGTGGTGGTGCATTCAAGGCAGCACAGCAATTGCCTAGAATTGGTGCAATTGGTAAGGGGATGATTGGTGGTGCGGCAGGTGGTGCAAATATCGCCGCGCTGAGTGGGCAAGAAGATATTGGAGCGCAAACTATTGCAGGTGGTGTGGTAGGTGCTGCAATACCAGGGATAGGCAGAGTTGCAGGTGGAGCAGCAGATTGGATGGGGGGTAATCGTCCCACTATGGAAGCATCCAAGATAATTAAAGCTGCACTTGGGAACCGCGAATCTGCTGTCAGAAGGTCTTTGGAGAATGCCGACTTAACTGCTGGTGGTGCTCAGCGAGATATAGCACAGATAATCTATAAGGATGCTCCAGATCAAGCGTTGGCTTTGCTTGAGCGCGCTAAGGGTTATGCACCGAATGCTCCAGATGCAGCAAGACAATTAGCAGAAGCACAGACAGCAGCGCAGCAAGCGCAACTTGGTCGGGTTGCCGGAGGAACGACGCAAGAGGCCTCACTAGCAGCACAGAAGCGTATGGGGCAAGCGTTGAATCAGCAATTGAACCCTGATCGCGTGGCTAACCTTACTGCTGCAAATATCTATAATCAACAAGCCGCAAGGGATCTTCCGACTGCTGCTTTGTATAAGGGGAATGCTCTTTACCCACACAGCCAGAAAACGACTACTGGCGGATTCCCGCAGGACGTAAAGGTAGATACAGGGCAAAGTGAATTGTATGCTGCTGCTGCAAAGACGATTGAGGATAAGTTAGGTTCGTTGCAAGCAAATGGCTTAAAGCCGCTAACCATCGACCCGATCATTAAGAAGATTGACAGGATCCTCTCAACACCTGGGCAACGTGGGTCATTGAATCAAGAATACCTGCAAGCTGTGCGGCAGGAATTGATAGATTACTCCAAGATGGCAGGTGGTAAGTTGGATGCGTTTGACCTTCATACGCTTCGCAAGGAAGGTTTGAATAATGTCATTGATCGAATCACTAAAGGCGTTGAAGATCCTAGTGGGCTGAAGAAGAACCTTGCCAAGAATGTATTGCCCACCCTGAAAGATGCGATTGACGATGCCATTGAAACAGCAGGTGGCACAGGGTGGAAGTCGTACCTTAACCGCTTCTCTCTTGGCATGAACCAGATTGATCGTGCGAAGATGGGACAGATGGCATTGGAGATGACGCCAAAAAATCTTATAAAACTTGCTGAAGGCAACGCACCCAAAAAAGTTGCAAAGGTATTCGGCCCATCAGCAGGAACATTTGAGCGTGAAATGGGGCAGGAGGGTATGCTTATCCGTGATGTTGCTAGGCAATATGCGCGTGATATGGAGATTGCGAAGCGCGGAGGGTCTAAAGAAGCGCAGGAAGTTCTTAAGAATACTTTGTCGCAAAATACTTCATCGTTCAGGTTGCCACCTATCCTGAATCGTTCTGCTGTATTGGCTAACGCTACATTGCAAGAGATTGAAGGTAGGCTTAACCAAAAGGCGCTGACAGTGCTTGGTGGCATACGGACTGACCCAAAGAAAGCGCTGGCATTATTGGATACACTACCGGCTGACCAGAAGAACCTAGTGCTGCAATACATGACGCAGAGCAAATTGTCTGCTCCGGTTATATCTGGCGTTACCGGAATGTTGTCAGGAGAATAAATGGCTACCTATCTTTCACTTGTAAATTCCGTCCTAGCCCGTCTGCGTGAGTCCTCCGTAGCCACGGTAACCACCAATGATTACAGCTCCCTAATCGGGAAGTTTGTGAATGATTCCAAGCGAGCCGTAGAGGATTCATGGAACTGGGATTGTCTCTCCACGACCATCACGCTAAGTCTGGTTCAAGGTACGAGTAATTACGTTGTAACTGGTTCAGGACGTAGGCAGAAGGATGTCACGGTAAATGACACCTCCAGTCAGGCTCGGGTTCACAATGTACCTGCCAAGTGGATTGAGGATCAGCAACAGTTATCTAACGTACAGACTGGATCCCCCGTGTATTACGCATGGGATGGTTTCGACGGTACGGATAGCAAGATGACCTTCTTCCCTACCCCGGACGCGGCTTACACCGTCAAGGTGAATCTGATCGTCCCGCAGGTGGAGTTGGCCTCTGATGGGGATGTAATCCTAGTTCCCTCGGAGCCAGTCATCCTCGGTGCTTACGCTAGGGCTTTGGTAGAGCGTGGTGAAGATGGTGGATTGAATTCCAGCGAGGCGTATGGGTTGTACAAATCTTCCCTGTCTGACCATATCGCTCTAGAAGCACATCGTCAGGATGAAAACACTCAGTGGGTGGTTTGCTGATGGCAAAGAATATCACGCCATTAAGTGTCGGGGCGCCAGGATTCTATGGATTGAATCTATCCGACTCTCCGATCGACATGAGTCCTAACTTCTGTCTGGAGGCGAATAACTGCGTCATCGACAAGTATGGGCGTATCGCCAGTCGCAAGGGATGGACTGCGGCTAATTCAACCAGTGCGGATCTTGGTACGGCGAATGTCGAGTGTATCGGTGAATTGGTTCAGAACGATGGAACCTCTACCGTCCTGTGTGCAGGTAATGGGAAGTTGTTCAAGCTCGCCAGTTCAACTCTGACAAATCTGACGTATGGCGGTGGTGGAGTAGCCCCAACAATATCGGCGAATAACTGGAAGTTCTGCCAGTTGAATGGTATTGCGATGTTCTGGCAACGTGGATTTGACCCACTTATCTACGACCCCGCAGTATCCACGACCACCTATCGGAGGCTGAGTGAGAAATCTGGATCTGCTGGAACCGTCTATCAATGTAATGAGGCAATCTCTGCTTATGGTCGAGTATGGGCAGCAGATATTTCTACTGACAAGCAGACTGTCGTGTTTAGCGATCTGCTTACTCCTCACATATGGACTGGAGGGACAGCAGGATCATTAGACCTCCGGCAAGTATGGCCTAGTGGCGGAGATGAAGTAGTTGCGTTGGCGGCTCACAACGAGTTCCTGTTCATCTTTGGCAAGTGGCAGATCCTTATCTATAAGGGAGCTACTGATCCTGCCACAATGGAACTTTCAGATGTTATTGTTGGTGTAGGGTGTATCGCAAGGGACTCCATGCAGAATATCGGAGAGGATGTGATATTCCTGTCTGACGCGGGGGTTCAGTCACTTCGTCGAGTAATTCAAGAGAAGTCTGCCCCGTTATTCTCTGTCAGCAAGAACATAGAAGACACACTGCGAGCGCAAGTTACCAATGAAACTGCGGCTAACATCAAGTCTGGGTATAGCGCGACGAATCACTTCTATTTACTGACGCTTCCTACTAATCAGATCACTTACTGCTTTGATACTCGAACAAAGTTGCAGGATGGGGCGTATCGAGTCACAGCGTGGCAGGGGATTACAAGCAAGTCTTTCTATGAGACAAACTCCCGTAAGTTCTATTTAGGTAAGCCGGGGTATGTCGGGGAATATGCTGGATATACTGACAATTCGGTTGGGTATCTTGCCTCATACTTTTCGACATGGATAGACTTTGGCAACCCAATAGCCATTTCGATATTGAAGAAGATATACGCTGATGTTATCGGGGCTAGAAATCAATCAATCACTTTCCGATGGGGGTTTGATTTCACGCCAAATCAGTATCAAGGCCTTACGCAAATATCAGCAGATGTTGCTGAGTCTACTGAGTACGGGATTTCAGAATACAACGAGGCATATTACAATTCACAGGTGGGGATTAACCGTATATCAGTAAATTGCTCTGGTACAGGTAGAGTCGTACAAATAGGATTCACCATCCCGATAACTGGTTACGCCATATCAATTCAAAAGTTTGACGTATTCACCAAAGAAGGTCGCATTTAAGGAGCAATCATGTCGTATACAAAAGCCACAGACTTCGCCGCAAAAGATGTACTGCTCCAAGGTGACCCTCTGAAATTGGTAAAAGGCACTGAACTTGGGGCTGAGTTCGATGCCATCCAGGTGGCAGATGCGTTGAATATGAAGACTGCCACATTAGCGGCTTCTGGTGGATCTGCATTGAGCGGATTCATACAGTCAGGCACTGGAGCAGTTGCTACCACTGTTCAGGCAAAGCTGCGTGAAAGTGTCAGTGCATTGGATTTTGGAGCAGATCCAACAGGAGTTGTAAATTGCTCAACTGCGATGATTGCGGCATGGACTCATTGCCTTGCCAATTCTGTTGACCTGTATATCCCTGCTGGCACTTATAAAATCACCAGTGCGAATAATTTCCCTTTTGGTAGGGTGGACGGAACAATCCCCGTCTCATTGCTTGAGTGCAACAACATCACCATTTACGGGGATGGGCCAAGCACTATTTTGAGGACAGACACCGTTAATGGTGCAGATGTTATTCAGATCAACGGTGCCAAAAACATTCACTTCAACAACCTGAAGTTACTTAGCACAATAAGCGGAAGTGTTGCCGGTTCTAACGGAATCTCCGTTACTGGAGGTTATGACAATGTTACCTTCAATAATATCTGGTGTGAGAACCTGCCATTTTTGGACAAAACAACATATATTGACGGCGGAAAAGCGTTATCGATCCAAACTCCCATAGCAGGTCAAACGGTTGAATGCGGAACACTTAAAGCAACGAACATTTTTGCAAAGGGGTGTGTGGCTGGTTTTGATATGGCACTGGATCTCGTCGCAGCATCGACCAAGAAAACCAGTGTCGATGTGGAAGTTGTTGCGGAAGATTGTCGTGAGGCGGTGACAATATCCGCTGGCGAAGCTACAGGAGCAATTTCTGCCAACTGGAGCATGGGCGTTAGGGTTAAGGCCACTGCAATCAACTGTATGCGTGACTTAGTTCCAGTTCGCGCACATGGCGTTGATCTTGACTGCCAAGTTATTACATCAAAAACACAAGCGGATAGAATCCTTAGTTACACAGGATCAAAGTGGATGGCGTCCGATACCACTGCCGATGTTCAGGGTTTGTATTGCGCCTATGCCCACAACTCAAGAATAAAGATTTATGGCAATAAAGGTGATTGCTCATATAAGGCAAATGTCGGTGGGAATACGGCTGGTTCCAGTGGCTTAACCGGAGCAACGTGGCTCTCTCGCATTGAGATGGACTTACTAGGTACAGCCAGCGTTTCAGAGTTTGGTGCAATCAACAGCGGGGGATTGATATCAACATCTTGTGTGTTTGTTGTGAAAAACGCAGCTTCTGCTGGAGATACAGCGCACTATTTGCCATCGAGAGACAACGCTATTCTGTATGGCAGTGGGCAGGTATTGGACAAAATCATATTGCGCGACAAAGTAAGTTTCGCTTACACAGACGGTCTGGACACCTTCGGAGCAGAGGTTGGGTATGACGATGAAGCTGTCACGCTGAAGCAGCGAAATTCAGCTACTGCTTCGACTAGGGTAATGAAGGTTAAGAGTCAAGCCGATGCTGTACTCTTTGCGATTCGGAATGACGGATTTATTGCAACTGATGGGCGTAATTCTGCAACGTCTGTAGCCACGGTTAAGGGGGTTGTGCCGATTTATTCAGCAGCAAATGCGTTGATTGGTTATGTGCCGATCTATACAACATACGCTTAAAATGACATATCCACTAACCTTCTATGTTGACAGCCTCCCTGATGGTTTTTCAGGGACGGCTAATGGGCCTGTAATCAGGCTTCTTAAATCTCACAAGGATGATATTGGCCTGTACCAACATGAACTAGAACATGTAAAGCAGTGGTTCAGGACATTGGGTATGCACTCATTCCTGTATCTCTTGTCTGATAGATACAAGCTCTGGTCTGAGGTACAGGCATACAAGGTGCAATCAGGGTATTATGCAGAAGATAGAAGGGCGATGTTTGCCAGATTCATTGCTACCAGATACAACCTTTCAATTACAGAAGCAGATGCTTTGGAGAAATTACGATGATCGAACACGCCCAAGACCTGATCCCCGGCCTATTGGCCATCATCGGATTCTTCGCCGTCTATACCCTCAACGGGATAAAGTCAGAGATCAAGGAGGTTAAGACCTCACTCCAGTCTCTGGAAACCGATCTGCGAGAGGGAGTCACTAGCCTTGATCGGCGCGTATCGGTCATTGAAGCCAGATGTACGCTCAAGCATCAGCATGACACGCCTTAGCCCCTACTTCACTTTAGACGAGCTAACGCATAGCGAGTACGCCGTGCGGATGGGGCTGGACAATACCCCGTCGAGCGTGATCGTCGCCAACTTGACACGGTTAGCCGACAGAATGGAAGTGGTGCGATCTATTCTAGGGAATAAGCCCATCGTTGTGACCAGCGGCTATCGTAGTCCCCAAGTCAATGCCGGAGTAGGTGGCTCTTCCACCTCGGCGCACATGACCGGGAATGCAGTGGATTTCCTCTGCCCAAGTTTCGGTCGCCCGGTCGAAGTGGTTGCTGCGTTGCGGAAACACTTTGATCGTCTTGCTTATGACCAAATCATAAGTGAGTATCCAGAATCCCCCTCCGGCGGCTGGTGCCATATCGGATTCGCCACACGCCCAAGAGGTCAAGTCCTCATCAAGCAAGCGGGAAAACCCTTCCTGCCACTCGTCGCATGAACTTCACTGACCGCCTTGGCTCTCGTCCCTGTGAAGTCTGTGGCAAGCTCCGCTATGGACGGGCTGCTAGGGGAATTGACCATACCCAATGCGCGAAGATCACGCAGGCGCTGTATGCCGAGAAGAATGCCAAGCTCGCCAAGTACGCGGAGAGCAAGAATCGTAAAACAGCCGAAAAGTACCTACATGGCTATATGCCAAAGGAGGCGATGTCGTGAAACAGCACATCTATCCTGTCGAGGACATCAAGCCACACGAGATGACCGACACTTGCTGGTGCAATCCGACGGTTGATGAGGAGGATGACATCGTGATTCACAACTCAATGGATCGCCGCGAGCTTTATGAAGAGTTACCTCTGCAATGATCGACGTTCTCTTCATCGCCAGCGTAGGCATCTTCATTGGCTGTGTGGCCCTTATTGCGTACGCCAGCAAGAGTATGGATGATTTCGATGATTGATACCTTCTCCTTGATGATTGCCGCAGTCCCGTTGATCGGTGTGATGATAGTTCTGTACCTGTCGAGGGATGATGATGACTGACATCTACACCCACCCTGAGCCGGCCACTCCGGTGCTTCGGACTCCACTGATCTCGGAGATGATTAAGGAATTGCACCTCAAGCCCGACGCGCCGTATCCGTCAGAGGAACTTAGGGAGCATATCGCCCGTAAGCAGATGATCGAGGAGATTAACCAGTATCGCCGCTCGCAGGAGCATGTGAAGCTGAAGGAGGTCAAATGAGTTGGACTTTACTGATTGCACCGATAATGTCGGTGATAGACAAGTTAATCCCTGACGCTGGTGCTGCTGCCAAGGCCAAGGCGGATCTGTTGCAGATGCAAGCCAGAGGAGAGCTAGATGCCCAACTCAGTCAGATTCAAATCAACATCAAGGAAGCCGAACATCCCAGTGTCTTCGTGGCAGGATGGCGCCCAGCAGCAGGTTGGGTTTGCGCATCAGCCCTCGCCTACGCAGCCATCTTGGAGCCTGTCGCCCGTTTTGTGTCATCTGTATGGTTTGGCTATACAGGTGCGTTCCCGGATATAGATACTGATCTAACGCTCCAGGTATTGCTAGGGATGCTCGGTCTTGGTGCATTCCGGTCGTTTGAGAAGGCCAAGGATGTAGCTGCTAAATAGGTGGTTTGCGACATTCCTGCCACCGTCAGGCTAGGGGAGTGAGGCGCAAGTAAAGCCTCTCTAAATGACCGATCCATGTCGCGTAATAATCGGTTCTCTAGTCGAACGACTACTTGTTCAATTCTATCTGAATCAACTTCTCAAGGTAGTTGGCTAGATCCATCGCTTCCTGCTGCGCATGGTTAAGCCATTCAAGGCGTGACAGGTCGGTACGGTTTAATGTGGTTCCGTACTTATTGATCCCCACTTGTGATCTGACGTACAGTTTCTGCATTACTGCTTCGACTATCGGATCTTTCTTTAGTACTGGCGTAACCGAGTCTGGGTGAGTGTAGGGGTTCATATTCCATACTCCTTGAAATACTTCATATCTGACTCATTCGTGCAGTCACGGCAGTTAGCGTCCGCCGCCCTGTCCATGTACCGGCATTTCACCGACATGTTGTGCAAGACGAACTGATCGACCATATCGAACATACCATCCGGGTAGTACTCCCTGACCTTGACCCAGTAGCCGGGTGACTTCCTGCCGGGGTTTCGCTTGCTGTGACACCCATAGCGGTAATCATCACCGTGCTGGGTTGATGGGTGGATGGCATGGTCTAAGACTGGCATACCGTCCTCACCCCAAAAGTTTTCCACCAGTCATCGTTACGCTTCACCGCACCCAGACCGGGATGCAGATTCCTCTTCGCATGGTTCGCGTCGTTTGAACACTTCCTGCTGCAATACTTTGAATCCTTCCTGCTACTCCCATACTCCTGCCCGCAGTGGGAGCAGGGTTTTGTTGTGATCTTTCGGTGGTTCATTTCATTCTCCGCTTGATCTCGTCGAGTAGTTGATCTGTCGTGAGCATTGGTGCCCAGTTCGCTGCGTGGCTCTCCAACTCTTCGATACGGTCAGCAGCACGATTGCGAATATCAGAAAACGCTTTACCCTGATATTCACGCAACTCCTCCACCAGACTCAATTCCTTCTTCGGGGCGATGCGGTAGTCGAAGCTGGAGAAGTTAAATTCACAGTGCGCCATCTTTACCCACTTCTTGTCATCATGCCGCCGGTAGTAAATCTGCTCCCCGCGCTGCGCTGCTTGTAGAACTTCGATCATCTGTTCTAAAGTCATAGCTTCTCCTTGGTATACAAAGGGATGTTCCACTTCTCAGTCCTTGCTGCGGCACACGCTTCTCCAAAGTTGCACCCCGATGTTGTTGAACCATCGCCTCCATGACATCCGTGCTTCTCGTTAGCCGTATCATGCGCGAGGTACTCGCGGATTGCGGTCTTAGCTGGATGTATAAGTGACGACATGTTCTGAGTACGGACAGTCTCCAACGCCTCAAGCGCCTGCTCCAATAACTTGCGTTTCATCTCAATCCTCCTGCGCCAAGATTGCGGCGGCGCATTCGTTACATGCTTCTGACCACTCATAGGTGTCTGCATCACCATTCCACTTAACAGCACAAATCTCGGCATCTTTTCCCATCTGCCGCTTGGCAATGAGTCTGGCGAATGTGATTACTTCTTCTGGTGCGTCATCGTCGGTAAAGTCAAATACTTGCTTCGCCATCGCAATAATCTCTTTATTTGTCATGTCTTCGCCACCGTCCCGCTCACGTGCATCTCATAGAACAATGCATTGCTCAACAGTCGAGCGTTCTCAGCCAGCTCTCTTGCCCTGAACTCGGCTTTGTTCGGCTGGCCTACTTCCAAGAACCTTTCAACGTGGTTCAAGTGGACATGGCAGACTGATAGTAGATTCTTGATTTCGTCGCTCATTTCTTCCCCCTCAACTCAGCAGCCCGACGCAACAGATAATCGCAATTTCGATCCAGCACCGACATATTCGCCAACCTCTCCAGTTCGTCGGCAATCTCATTATTCACATGTGCCTTACGGCTCGCATCGTTCGTAATGTACTGATCGGAGTCATACAGGAACCGTTCAATCACGTTGTTGGCAAACCGCACCAAGAACGGTGTCCATGCCATCAGGATCAAGCTGTTGCTTAACTGATTGCTGACTGGCTCACCTTGTGATGACACCAGTGCCAATTCGCGTATCGTGTCTGCTTTCATTTCGCCACCCACAAGTCACCCTTCATACCGCAAACTGCACCCCACCACGTTTTGGTTCTCTCGTCACGGGCGCAACTTCCATGAGGCTTTGCACTAGCCAATGCCCACGGGTCTTTTGCATTCACCTCTGGATTCATACAGCGTAGGTTCCATTCACTACCCGGTTCGGGTAATACGTGTTTGCAGTCTCTACATAGTTTCACCATCTCACATCTCCTAAAGGGTGCCAACCCCGCGATTACCGCTTTCTTCTACCACCTTCCAAGTGAGTTAAAAGAAGGGGTTGGCGTGGTTAGTTACTCAAACAAGGGGCGGGCAGGTTTTCCCGACCAGCGCCTTTTCTCCTTTCTTAAGAGAGCGCCCCTTGTTGAGTTCGGTTATTTCACATACCGCTTGAACTCGGCCATCTCGACTTCCCGACGCCACCGATACACGTCGGCTTTCAACCGGCGGATATGGTGCGGACTGCCGCCTGACGTACAGGCAATAGCCAGTTCAAACTCGGTGATCCACAGCATGAATTTATAGAAAACGTTCAGCATGATTACCACCACCCAAACCAAACACCCGTGCCGTGGATATTGGCTATGGGGAAAACTAACGCCCCTGCAATCAGGAACCCCCATGCGCCGGTAGCCAAGCAGGTGAAGATATGAGTGACCCATGATGCAACCAGCCACAGACCAATTCCCCATCCGATAAGTTCGTCAGACATCATCTCTCCCATTCCACATGCGAGGAAAGTACTCCTCACGCGTAACAAGTTGACCGAATTCAGCACGGAGTTTCCTCTCATAAGCGTCTAACTCATGCTGCGCATTGACATACTCTGCTCTGCCTCGGGTAAGGATGCACCGCTGACCCAATTGCATCAGGACGGTTTGATACACCCCTGGAAGATCCACCGGGATAGCGGTGTAGGTAATCATCCGAGTGGTTCCTTGGATGTAACACCGTGCGTTGTCTGAAGGGATATAACTCATGGCTTCACCTCGTATTTGTTCTTGATCTGCCAGAACTTCAGCGCAGCCCGGAACATTTCAAAGCCATCAGCCATCTCTTGCTCAGACCACTCCTTGATATGGACTAGACCTGGGACGGAGGTTGAGACATAGACATTCACTCCACGGGTACATCCGATAGCAGCAGCGTATGCCGAAATCTGGATCTGATGTTCAAGGTAGCCGAACTCCCGCTCCTTCTTAGTCTCGTCGAAAGCGGAAGTCTTGAAGTCGATCACAATATCCGTAGAACACAGATCAATCTTCCCGCCATAGAGCCAGTGTTCATCAGCAAAGGACTTTTCAGCCTTCCAATCCTGCTCACCAAAGGTATTCTTGATAGCCCTCATGGTTGATGTTACTGAAGCCACATGAAGCGGATCATGACTCACCATCACCCCTTCGTAAGCCTGTTCCAGGGAGGCGTGGATTGAAGTACCGAGTTCGGCAGCAGTTTTCGCATGATCCTTACTATCTGCACGCACAGTTTGCTGATAACTTTCAAAGTCTGATACTGAGATATTCCCGCTAAGTGCAGAAGCTGCTTGAGCAGTTACAAAGTAGTTCCATGCTGCCTTGATGATCTGATCTTCAATGTACCGTTTTATGCCATCATTAGCCATGACCTTGAGTACTTGGGTTACAGAAGGCACCAAATGGAGGGTGCGTGCCTCTCTAATCGTAACCGGCCGCTCTTTTCCATTAGCCCCAATCACCGTATAACACGGGCTACCGTCCATCCGGTAGTAATGGGTCGATTCGGGGACTGCTTTTTGATTGGATAGGATCATGATTAGAAAGTCAGTTCGTCTTCAGGGCTGAACTCAGTGTCAGCGGCTTTGCCTTCACCCTTCAGGGATTTGTATTCAGGTGATAGCATGATCTTCTCCTTGATCTTGTCGGAGATCTTGTCGAACTCGGCCTGATCGAAGTCACTAAGGCTGAAGAAGATGGTCGGATTCACGATCGCCGGAGCCTCCATACCTTTAGGAAGTCGGGAAGCCGATTCGACATTGACGTATTCCCCCTTCTGCACCATCGACAACAAACAGCCTTTACCGATCAGAACCTTTGGATCAAAGGATTTCAATTCCTGATCGTCAAAATCTCGCCCTCTCCACCCCTTCAAGAACCCACGAAGAGTTGATTTCTCGTGCATCGAAATATTGAAATCCCTACTGGTAATGAACGGACGCCCATCGGCCATCTTCTCAGAAAGTTCCCAAACAATCTTGACCTTATGATTAATCTTAGTTGCACCCTCCCACGTTGACTCATGTGAGCCGAGATCAATCATGCGAATACAGACGGCGGCATAAGATCCCGGTTCGACGTTTTCAAAACTTCCAGAGGTTGCTGAGAATTTCATTGTGCTTCTCCTTGTTTGATGTAATCGGATGAATTGAGGCCGGTGATGTAGCACATGATCTTGATCTCGTCTGCCGTCAGGAGCTCACTGGCCTTAAGCATGGCAAAGTGAGCATCGTGATGGAGTTCTTCCATAGGGTCATAGTCTTGCATGACACACTCCCTTTCGTAGTCGCTAAGTAGGGCTTCCTTGACTCGCATGATCAATCCTTGAACAGCCGGTGACGGTAGGCGTAACGGTTGAGGAAATGAACCTCATTCAGGGCTGATTGAGTCTGGATGCTAGGCTCAATGAAGTTCGCTGCACTGACCCGACCGATTGAGATGGCCATCATGGTTTTCATCGGATAGATGGAATGCAGCTCTTGACGGGCGGTTTCCAGAGCGATTGTTGCTACGACGTCTGAACTAGTGGACATTTTGAATCACCTCCAGAACAGGGAGAGAGCAGAGATCGTGAGCCTTGACCCAGGCTCCCGAGTTGGTTGTGGCGGTGATGATTCCTACCGGAACGAGATTAGCCCGATACTGATCATCGCCAAACTTATCCTTCCCGACAAACACTGGCGGCTGATGGTCATACACCTGCCAAGTGTGATTGATGGTTCCTGCGACCTTAATTGCCATGATCGGCCTCCAACTCAGCGATGCGTTGTTCAGCTTCGGTCAAGTGGTTGGCGACAGCCTTAGCCCAAGCCACAAACTGCTCAAGGCGTTGGGCATCGACGAAGCCATGAACTGCCACCTGAATGTCGCCCTTGCCGTCCAGCGGGTCGATTTTTACTGTAAGCATGTCGACTCCTTCTCGATCATGGCGTCGATGTACTCGACCAGGGTCAAATCAATCATGTCAGGGTCGGGTTGGGAGTTGCCCTCAGTTTGCGGCCAGTACCCGCCGGGAGCGTTGCGAGGCGTCTTGTCCTCAAGATAAGTGACGTTGGCTATGAGCCAAGCCAGTCGTTGCGTATCAGTCATTTCTTGGATTCCACCGGATCTCCCCCGGTGCTGGAGTCACTCAGCGTTGAGTGCATGACCTGAACTATAGAGGCTAATTTGAGCTTGCATAGCCCATAAAGTGAAATAGTCTGTTGCGTAAAGCAGAACAATCAATCCTTTGCTTTGGCCTATGATTCAATCTAATTTATAAGGAGGTGGTATGCAAAATATTGTTGTGTTTTATGACCGATCACTTAGGCTATGGACTGCATACAAGACCGATGCTGATGGATTCCAGATCACCAATGCAGGGTACGGAACTACCAAGGAGCAAGCAATAAATGACATCGCTTAGCGTCGTAAAAATTGACAAGAAACTGGCTGATGAGTTTGTGACCAAGAAGCACTACTCCCGCAGAGCAAGCATCTTTTGGGTGGGATTCGGGTTGGTTGAGGATGGGATGGTGGTTGGTGTTTGCGTCTATGGTCAGCCTTCCCCGCCGATACAGAAACACGCATTCAAAGGCAGGGATTTTAGACTTTACGAGCTTAGTAGGCTGGTGATTCAGACCAAGACCAAGAATGCCGCCAGTTTCTTGGTCGGAAATAGCCTGAAGATGTTGGAATCACCATGTGCAATCATCAGCTACGCAGACATGGAACAAAGCCATTGCGGGATTGTGTATCAGGCAACTAATTGGACATACACAGGGGCTACCGTATCCCACGACAAAATGTACTTGGTTGATGGTGTTAGGACTCACCCTATGACCTTAAGAGATCGCGGAATTACAGATCCGACTAGATGGGCAAAAGAGAATGGGATTGAAATGGTTAAGCCATCGCCTAAGCATAGGTACTTCTTTTTCTCAGGGAATAAACAGCAAAAAAGTGCAATGAAATCAAGGCTTGCATACGGAGTCATCAATCAATATCCTAAGTGCGACCAGCAAAGATACGACGATGGCGAGATTCTGAAAGTCGGCGCTGGTAACACGGTGTTACAAAGTAGCTTGATCTAGCCGCTTGACTGTGGCTATGGAAGTAGTATGATTTGAGTGCGCTGTGGAAGGCGCAATGCAGGTCTTACAGTCTCCTTAGGGCTGGTCTGTTTGACCGAATCTAAACCGTAATACGGTTGCGACCTGCCGGAACTCCACCTGACAGGCCAGCACCCTAAGGAGATTGCTTTGCACTATTATCAGCATCATATCAACAACTTCCTTGCTAAAACTCACCGACTGAGTGATAAGCAGAAGATGACCTATCTCTATCTTTCATGGGATTACTACTACAGGGAATCATCCATCCCTGATGACATGGATTACCTGAAGAAAGTCACCGGCCACACCGAGGAAGAGATCCAGCCAGTGCTTGATCTGATGTTCGTGAAGTTGGGGGAGTTCTGGCTTGAAACTGATATTGAGAACCAACTTTTTGAATACCGCAAGCACCGAGAAAGCTCAAAGAAGGGCGGAATAAACTCGGGGAAGTCGAGAGCGAAGAAGCCGGTAGTCGGTGGAATCTTTGGAGGGCCACCAAGAATGAAATCGAAGGCCCCTTCAACACCCCTTGAAGTACCCTTGAACACCCCTTCAACACCCCTTGAAGCAAATAGAAGTATACAGCTGGATCATATACCCTACTAACCATAGTACACAGTGTACACATTGATGTCCGGTCGGAAAGACCACACTTACAGAAAGGGTATTAGCATGATAGTTACAGAAAAATGGCTCCGGGCTAACTCAACTTCAGACAAAGTTGGCTCATGGACAAATGCTCAATTGGCGGTACTAGGAATCAAGCCGCGAAACAAGACGAAGGGATGGATGGATAGGGTGATCGGGATGTACATAACGGAAGAGAAGGCGATAGAGTTTGAAGAAGCCAAGACTAAGCTATCGAAAATAACTTTGAAGATCCGCGCCAAGCAAGCCAAGAAGGAGCAGCGTAATGTCAGAACTTAGGCCATATCAATCCGAGGCAATCCAGAACTTACGGACTCGGATACAGCAGGGAGTTAAAAGGGTAGTGATGGTGGCTGCGACGGGGTGTCACGCCAAAGGGCAAATGATTCTTATGGCTGATGGATCAGCAAAGCCAGCCGAGGATATCCAAGTCGGAGACAGACTGATTGGAGATTCTGGATTCAGGACTGTTCTAGAGTTGCACAGAGGTAGGCAGGAAATGGTCAAGGTAATCCCCACTAAGGGAAATCCATTCGTTGTTAATCTAGGCCATATCCTATCTCTTGTTCACACTGAGACTGGCGATATTGTGGATGTTTCAGTGCAAGAGTGGCTAGGGTGGGCAAAGCATAGGAAGCACTGCCACAAGCTATATCGAGTTGGAGTTGCAGAGTTTGAAGGCGGGAATGATGATTTGCCAATCCATCCTTGGTTGCTTGGGGTATTGATTGGTGATGGGTATCTTGGAGGTGGATCTCCATCAGTAACAAATCCAGAAAAAGATATACAGGCCAGGGTGATTGAGCTTGCTACTGATGTGCAAGGATGGGTTTCTGTGCATAAGTCAAACAGATGCGATTGCATCAATCTAACTAACCCAAGAGGGATTGGTAATCCACTGATCGAGAAACTAAAAAGGCTGGGGTTGTATGGTTCAAAAGCAGAAGGTAAATTCATCCCCGATCAGTACAAGACTGCATCAGTAGAGGCTAGGTACGAGATGCTTGCCGGATTGCTTGATACTGATGGGCATCTTGCGCACGGGCACTATGACTGGATAAGCAAATCTGAGCAGTTGGCTGATGATGTTTGTTTTGTAGCCAGATCGCTAGGGTTTTCGGCCTACAAGTCTGAGGCAGAGAAGTATTGTCAGACTGGCGCAGGTGGGATTTACTATCGCGTATCAATCTCTGGCGATTTCTCGATCATTCCAACAGTAAAGCATCCTGCATTTCAAAGACTTCAGAAAAAGTCAGTGCTGCGAACAGGATTCAATGTTGAGATGATTGGAGAGGATGATTACTATGGATGGGAGGTTGATGGCAATCATAGGTACTTGATGGGTGATTTTACGGTCACTCATAATTCAGGGAAGACCCGCATAGCCGGAGAGATAATCCGGTTGGGAACCTCGAGGGGGAAGCGGGTGGTGTTCGTAGCCAACAGGATTGAGTTGGTTAAACAGGCGGCTGAAGCGTTTGAGAAGCTGGGTATCAAATGCGGGATTCTTCAAGGTACTAATACGCACAATGCGGCGGCCCAAGTGGTCGTTGCCTCAATCCAGACCATGATTCGTAGAAAGTCTCAGGACTACGATCTCATAATCATCGACGAGTGCCATTCCAGTGCCGGATCAGCCGCTTACCACTCCCTTATCCATAGAAACACCAACGTCCCGATCATTGGCCTGACTGCAACCCCGTGGAGTAAGGGGATGGCACGGAAGCACAAGGAACTTAACAACGAACCGCTCTGGCAGGATGTCGTGGTCGCTGCGACTATCCCTGACCTGATCCGTGATGGATTTTTGGTCGATTGCGATATATACGCACCTGGAGAGCCAGATCTGACCGGAGTGAAGGTTGTCAATGGGGATTACGACAAGACCCAACTAGCCGCGGCTACGGATAAGGATGTCTTGGTCGGGGATATAGTCAAGACATGGATCAAGCTAGGTGGTGGTGAGCAAACAGTCTGTTTTGCGGTGAATGTAGCCCATTCAAGGCATATAGTCGAACAGTTCAAGGCTCATGGCTTCGATGCTAGGCATGTCGATGGATATATGGATGATGAGGAGCGAAAACCCATCATTGAAGCGTTCCGTAGGGGTGAGTTCCAAATCCTCTCAAACTGTTCTATGCTTAGTGAGGGATTCGACGTGCCTTCAACGTCAGTGTGTGTCTTAGCCCGGCCTACCCGTAGTCAGATCCGGTTCGTTCAGATGGTAGGGCGAGTATTGAGGCCACACCCAGGGAAGGAAAAGGCTACCATCTTAGACCATGCAGGGATAGTTAAGAGGCTCGGCTGGCCTACGGAAGTCAGGTCGTATGAGTTGGATGATGGGAAACCAAAAGAGAAGCAGGAGAAGCCGGAGAACCTTCCTATCGTATGTCCCAGTTGCTTTGCCGTTAGACCAAGATCCGTCAGGAAGTGTCCGGTATGCAAGTTTGAACCGAAACCTACCCCGAAAGAGCAGGAGACTGAAGATGGTGAATTGGTTCAGCTATCAAAAAAAGCCACTAATTACACGATGCAAGAAAAGCAAAGGATTTATAGTGCGCTCTTGGGGTGGTGTCAGTCGAAAGGTCTTAAGCCCGGTCTAGCCTATTACAAGTTCAAGGATATGGTTGGACATTTCCCCAGTAACAAGATGCCCAAGGAGCCAGGCCCCATGACTCAGGAAGTGGAGAAATGGCTGATCCATGAGCGCATCAAATATCAAAAATCGAAGGAAAAGGAGAACATTATGAGGAGAGCGGCATGAGGATTGTGTGTTGGTTTAGCTGCGGCGCAGCAAGTGCAGTGGCTACGAAGTTGGCAATCATGGCAAATGCAGGGAAGTTTCCTATCATAGTGGCTCGGTGCATAGTGCGGGAAGAGCATCCTGACAACGAGCGGTTCGCTAGTGACTGCGAGAAGTGGTTCGGGATGCCGATTACAAACCTAATCAATGAGAAGTTCGATGGGTCTATTTATGAGGTGTTCCGACAACGTAGATACATCTCTGGAATTGCCGGTGCGCCATGCACTCTTGAATTAAAGAAGGAAGTTCGCCGCAAGTTTGAACTACCTACAGACAGACATGTGTTTGGATATTGCGCGGAAGAGCAAGGTAGATTTGACCACTTTCTAGACGCAAACAATATTGACGCGGTATCCCCATTGATAGATCGAGGCCTTGAACATAGCGATTGTTTGGCAATGATTGAACGTGCAGGAATTCAGCTACCTGTGATGTACCAACTTGGATACAAGCACAACAACTGCATTGGATGCTGCAAGGCTACTGGGCAAGGCTACTGGAACAAGATTAGGGTTGATTTCCCTGATGCGTTTGATCGTATGGCTACAGAATCTCGGAGGCTAGGAGTTAGGCTTATCCGCATTGGGGAAGAACGGTCATTCCTTGACGAACTGCAATCAGGCGCAGGGAATTACTCTGATGAACCTGAGATACAGTGCGGGATCTTCTGCGAGATGGCAAATAATGAGATAGGGAGAGCAGCGTGATTGATGACGCGATTGAACTGGTTCAGTTCGGGCTGGCACTGGTTCCAGTCCATTACCCGATCAAGGTAGGATCAAAAGTAGTCTGTAGTTGTAATCGAGGTGAAAGATGCACTTCCATAGCCAAGCACCCATTTTCGAACAAGTGGCAGGAAGTTGGGGAGAAGAACCCGGAACACGTTAGAGCATGGTCTAAAGCATTCAAGGCAGAAGTGAATTACGGTGTAATCACCGGGCAACTATCTGGAGTGGTAGTTCTTGATATAGACCCCCGGCATGGTGGTCAGGATTCACTTGATAACCTGATGGTCAAGCATGGAAAGTTACCCGATACCGCCCAAGTCATAACCGGATCAGGAGGTTCTCACTACTATTTCAAATCCTCCGGCTATCTGAAGAACGGAACCAATATCGGTGGGAACTCAGGAGTAGATTTCAGGGGAGATGGTGGATTTGTCGTAGCACCAGGATCAAGACACGCAAGCGGTGGGACTTATGAATGGGAAGCCAGCAGCCACCCATCAGAATCAGGATTTGCCCCGTTACCCGACTGGTTACATAAGCTTATATATCAACCCATAGTCAAGCGTACTGAGCTATCTGATGAGAATAATGTAAGTAAGGTGATTCAGGAGGGCGGAAGAAATGTTTGGCTCGCTTCCATAGGTGGAGTACTGAGGAACAAAGGGCTAGGCTATAAACCGATCATGGCGGCATTGTGGTATTCAAATCTCGACCATTGCTCACCGCCATTATCTCAGGATGAGGTACGTTTAATAGCTAAATCAATATCTAAATATACCAATAATCAAATGGGGAATATATTGTGATTAAAGTTAATGCCGGTAAATCAATAATCGAATACGCTGCTATGGTTGGTGATACTACCGATGCGGTGGTGAAGTGGGTTTCCACCTATATAAACTCCCCCTCTGAATCTCAGCTTAGATTCAGTCCGAACTCAACGCCACAATCGAGGGCTTTGGAGATCAAGGAATATATAGAGATGAGATTAAATGAATCGGTCAAGTATCGGATAGAAGAACAGATCATGGCTGATCGGATACGAAATGCTAAGACTGTCGAAAACGTCGCTGAATGCCCGTTCTGATCTGTAGTTCAAGCACGTGGATGAATTTTTCCTAAAAACCGCACCAAGAGGCTATAAATCAGTCTGAGAGGTATTCTTGATGCTATCAGAAGAGCGTTGTCCGACCTGTCATAGGAAACGTACCCGAACTCAGCCACAAAACGCACGTTACTGGGCGCTGATAAGAAAGGCTGCGGATCAACTAGGGCAATTCAAAGCCGAGGTGTGGCACGAGTATTTTAAGAGGCAATATTTACCTATGCGTGAGGTAGAAATGCCTGATTGGAGTACATTATTGATTCCAATATCTACCAGTAAAATGAATATAAAGGATTGGAATATATACACGACTAAGGTAGAGGTCTGGCTATCTGAACGTGGAGTTTATCTTGAAGAGTAGATCAACCGGCAAGTGCAAGGTCTGCAAGGGTGAATATATAAAGAGGTCTATTACCCATAAAACTTGTTCCGTAGAATGTAGCCTTATATATATAGAAAAGCAGAAAGCTATACAGAATAAACGTATATATAAAGAACAGAAAGAAAAACTATATACGTTGTCTGACTATAGAAGAATGGCGCAACAAGCGGTAAATTCCTGGGTGCGCTATAGGGATCGAGACTTAGGCTGTATATCCTGCGACAAACCTAGCACATGGTCTGGACAGTGGCATGCTGGCCATTACCTTAGCCGTGGAAGTCATCCTGAGTTAGCCTATGCTGCCGACGAGGGAAACATAAACCGCCAGTGCTCGCAGTGTAACTACTTCAACCCTGCTGGCACTGCTAGGCGATACCGTGAGGGTTTAATCGAGCGCATAGGTCTTGACAAGGTCGAATGGCTAGAAGGGCCGCATCCTCCCGCTAAGTTAAGCAAGGATGATTTGATAGCTATCCGTGACGATTACAGAAAGCGATTGAGCGATGCAAAGCGAAGCAACAAGTTGTAAGACCTGTTCCGAGTGCATTCATTCTGGCCAGCGGTTTAGGGCCACTATGCGCCCATTTTGCAAGCGGTATCGGCAATATCGAACGCTGATTTGCCTAGATTACAGGCAAAAAAATACCCCGGAGAGCGGAGACGCTACGATCCGGGGTTAAGGGAGGAGGAAGTATCTTACTCTATCTGCGAGTAAGGATTACCAATAGACTAGCGATCAAGGCAAGGGCGCCGCTCATTCTGATCTCCCAAGTAAAAGCATAGAAATAAGGCCCGACAATCCGCCCAAGAGCATCAGGGTTAATCCCGTAAAGGGCGATACTATCCAAAGGGCGAAACCGATCAGGCCGGTAACGAAACATGCTGCAAAAGCTGCTGCGGTTATGGTGTCACGCATGATCAACTCCCGATTAATGGAAAGCATAAGAAACATTTGGGACATCGCGATTCCAACATGCCCGACAATCACCGCAATAACCGCCACGTGACGGTGCACCGCATTCAAAACCGATAGCTTCATAGTTGCGATGTATTGTGGAAGTATTGAACCGCGTGGAACTAGGCGCGCCATCTATCATCGGAGCGGATAGGCGGATAACTAGATTGTCCGGCAAAGCATACTGATCGAAGAACCGATTTACTAATCCGGCCTCGCGAGTAGGCAACCAGAATTGGACATCCGGCATTTCGATAGCAACTTGCACGATAAGCGATAGATGCTTTTCGTTGATCAGATCACCGCTATCGTGCCAGCGGAACAGCGTATCAGTACCGATCAGGGTTTTTACCGCATCGATCCATTCTCTTGCGAGATCCGCATCAGATAACGCAGCCATGAGTTTTTCAAGACGATTACCTTGACTAGTGGCTACCGTAGGATATAGTTTGTAAAAGCCCTTGTCAGCGTAACAGCCATTACAAGCACTCCCGGGAACGCCGCGAAGCTTTCCGCCGACATTGCAAACACTAGTGGGCAATCCGAACGATTTGCAAGGCATCTTGCTTGTTTGTGACATCGTACCGGCAACTTGAATCGCGATTACTTTGCGCATGTTCATTCCCCCAATTCGTTATTGAATACTTCTATCAGACAGCAGACCGTGTGATAGACCTGTTCTTCGGTAATCTCATGGCGATCTAGTCTTGCGCGCAAGCTCTGGATTAGTAGCAGCATTTTGTAGCCTCTTGTAGTTTGGTTGAGTGCGACAGTGCACGCCTGAATTATCGGCATTCCCAGGAATTCGCGCAGTCACTGAAACAATGATTTTTTTGTACGAGTTTTGTTTACACAGTGTCACGTGCGCGTGCGTATTAATTAGACTGTTGCAATTTGCAACGATTCGCGTCTAGCAGTCGAATATGGATTATCGCTACCAGAATCCGCGATAACTAAGCACACCAGTAAGGATAAGTAATAGGTAATGGCCTAGCTTGATTCACCTTGGTAGTCCGGTATCCCCTAGCTTCCAATAGTCCAGCAGTCCAGCTTCTAGCTGTAGTGGTAGTCTGTTGCGGTGCCCACCCCGCCCCCTATCACCATACTGCCAGCAGTCCCAATCCAGCAGCAGCCCTGCCCGGTAGCCGCCAGCAGTTAGCACTCACTCACTCGCCGAGCCGCACCAGTGCTAGGTGTAGCCGGCATCGAGCAGCAGGCAGGGGGGGGG